TAATAATGTATATCCTATTTGTAGAGAAGTACCTAATCAACATACAAATATAGATGATCCTTTTGGTTCATTTGAACTTTCTACAAAAGGCGCTGTATTTTCAGCTCGTAATGCAAAATCAGTATCTTTACTTCAAAGAGCTTTACCTTATTACTTTCAATATATTTTTATAAAACATATTCAAAATAAAGAACTATCTAAATACATAGGTTCTAATTTAGATATGGATGTTGATCAGATACCTGATGATTTAGGTAAAGATTTTATGGGTAATGATATTAGAGATAAATTCTTAACTTGGTTTTTATATTTAAAGAAAACTGGTATTAATTTTTATTCAGGTAGTCAAACTTCTTTAGGTGGATTACCCCCTGCAACAAGATCTCCTGGATCTAAAGGTATCACATTTGATAATGCTATGAATATTTATAATCTACAACAACTTGTAGAACTTATAAAAAGAGAAATAGGCATGTCAATGGGGATTTCTCCACAGAGAGAATCTATGTTTGCACAAAATTCAAATGTAACAGATAATCAACAAGCAATTACTCAATCTTATAATATTACAGAACCTTATTATTATTTACATAATGAACTTTGGAAAGCTGCTATAAATGATTGGTTGACTAACTTTATAACATATTGTAGAAATATATTTTTAGCAAATCCTCAACTTAAAGAACATACGTTACATTATGTAATGCCTAATGGTATGGAGGATTTACTTAGAGTTACTCCTGAAACATTAAACCACATGTCAATTGGATTATATGTTTCAAACTCTGGACAAAATCAAAAATATATTGATACAATGTTTAATTATGGTTTGTCATTTGCTCAGAATGGTGGACAAGGTATGGAATCAATGTCTACATTAATTATGGCATTGGTTTCAGGAGCGTCTCCTCAAGAAATACACAAGTTAATTTTAATTGAACAAGATAAACAAGCTAAAAGACAAGAGCAACTTGAAAAAATGAGATTAGAATCTCAAGAAAAACAAGTCAAATTGCAAGTTGAATCCAGAGAAGATGTACAAGCTCACGAAATAGAAAAGATTGTTGTAAAAGCTGTAGAAGATAGAAAGACAGCTCTTCTAGTTAATCAATCACAGGTTGAAGAAGATGTTGATAACGATGGTGATGTAGATATGGTAGATATTGCAAAATTGAATATTGAACGAGAAAAGTTAAATCTTTCCAAAAGAGAGCAGGTTAGAAAAGAAAAGTTAGATGAAACTAATAAAGAACTTGCCGAAGAAAAATTAAAAATAGATCGTAAAAAAGCAAGTCAACCAAAAACAGCAAAAAAATAATTTTGCATAAAATATTATAAAATGATGCAATTTACATTAAATTGTATAATTAAAAATAAAATAAATAAAAAACCTACGTAATTTTGTATGGAAAATAACACAATTCCAGAATTTGATTTAGAGCTTGATGATAAGATAGTAATTGATCTTCCTTTAGAAGACGATGATAATATAGCTAATGATTCTAAAGATACATCTGAAATAGATACTGGTTCTGAAGAAACTTCTCAAACAGTAGAGCAAAGTGAAACAGCTAAAATAATTTTTGAACAATTAGTAGAAGAAAATATATTATCTGAAGATTCAGAGTTTGATGGTAGCTGGGAAGGTTTGCGAAAAAATGTATCAGAACTTCCTCAAAGAATTTTAAACTCCTTAGTAGAAACTAGAAACGATGTTAGTAAAGATGTACTTCGTTATATATTTACATCAGATAATATTACTAAAGATGAGATGTTAAATTTTATAAAAACTAATTTAGAAGAATCCGTTGAAACAGAATTGCAATTAGAAACAATGGATGATGCTAGAGAGTTTTTGGAAAATGTTTATAAAAATAAAGGTTTGAAACCAAAAGCTATTGAAGCCACTTTAGCAGCTTTAGAAGAAGATGAGAGTTTACTTGAAGAAGCTAGAGAAGAATTAGAAAAGCAAAAATTAAACGCTAAACCAAAAACTGAAAAATTAATAGCTGAAAAAGAACAACAAGAGTATGAAGAAAAACAACGCAGAATTGAATATACAAACTCTGTTATATCAGCTTTAGAAGATACTGGTTGGAAAAAAACAAAAATTGATACTATTAAACAAAAAATAGCTAATAATGAAATTAATCCTACATTAGTAGAAATTTTTAGAAACCCTAAAGCATTAGTTAAAATGGTTGATTTTATAAGTTATTACAAAAATGGAGACATTGATTACGATAAGTTTATAAATACAATTGAAACACCTAAAGCTAAAGATTTTAAAACAAGATTAGAAACATCTATTAGTTCACCAACTACTTCTAGTAGATCAAATTTAAAAAATCCTGAAGAGGAGCTTAATAATTTAAAAGCAATAATTTAATAAAATTTTATGAGTAGAAAAACAGCATTACAAACTGTTGAACGTCATGCATGGGGTGGGTCATATTTTGATTCACTTACTCACGCTGCAATGTTCAAACGCTATCAACCATTTAACTTCGGTGTTCGTACATCTCAGTTATTTTCTTCTAAACTTGGTAGCCATTTAGTAAACAAAAAATTTACTTACATGACATCTGCCAAAAAGAACGTTTATGTTCTTCCTGGTGGAACTGATGATTATCAGTGGTTCCTTATGGGTGACGCTGATGTAGATTTCCGTATTACGGAACTTTTAGTAGCTAGCGATGCTACTCCGGGTAAAGGTAATCTCCCATTTAAAATTGCTGCTGACCGTGATTGGCTTCATGAACCAGCTGTAATTAAACTTGAAGGTTCTAACTTGCCTCTTTTAAGAATCATAGGTCATCCTGTACAACGTTCTGTAAACTCTTGGGAGTATGAAGTAGAACTGCAAACTGGTGATCCTAATGCATGGATTCCTGTTGAATATCTGATGCCTGGTCGTAGATTCATGCGTGTATCTACATTAGTATCTGATGAACTTAATACAAAATACGCTCCTGATCAGTATGGTGAGATGTTTAAACTTCAGTCTTGGGTAGCTAACTATGCTAATAAAGCTGAATTTACTGATAAATTCATTCGTACTGAAATAGCTTGTCGTAAAGAAGGAAGAGCTCTTCCAAGTAATGCAGGCTATTCTGTAGGTGGTGCAATGTATTCTGAAGGCGCTGTAAGTACGGGATATGTATATCAACAAGAGTTCCAATCTAACGATAAAACCACTATTGAAAAAGGTGTGTTTATTTCTAAGATTGAAGCGCGCTTGCTTGATCGTACAGAAATGGACCGTGAGATGGCTATGGAATTTGGTCAATTGCAAAAAACAGTAGATCGTGAATCCGGTAGAGTTATTAAAGCTGCTCCAGGATGGAGACAAATCGTTAGAGATGGTCACTATAAAGAGCATAATGGTACATTGACTCTTAGTGAGATTTATGAATACTTGCAACAAATTTTCATTACTCGTAAATCATTTACTGATCGTCATATTATGATTGCTTCTGGTGAAGCAGGTATCGAATTTTTGAGCAGACTTATTGCTTCTGAAGCTAGTCAGTTCCAATACATTGATACGTTGTTTACTACTAAGCGTACTGATCCACAAGGTTACCACCCCAATGAGCTTGAATATGGTGCTCAGTTTACCAAAATCAAGATGACAAACGGTGTAATTGTAGAGATCGTATATGATCCAATTAAAGATGATCGTAAACTTTTCCCTGAGTTAGCTCCTGGTACTAATCGTACTATTGAGTCTTATGCAATGGATATCTTTGACTTCGGTGTAACTGAACAAAAAGCTAACGATGCTGCTCGTGATGAAAATATTACAATGGTTATGCAAGATGGTGTAGAGTCTTACTTTACTGTAAGTAACGTTTATGACTTTAATACTGGAGCTATCAAGGATGGTAGCAACGCATACGCTAATAATAAAGAACTCGGTATTTACCGTGAATTGTCTGGTTCTCTTTGTGTTTGGGACGTAACTCGTGTCGGACGTATTGAATATGTACCTGTACAATAATAACTAATTTTAATCCCGGTAGTCCCTGAAGAAATTCAAACTACCGGGTTTTTTAAATGCAAGAAAAGCAAACTGATATGAAAAATCAAAAAACAACCATCTACGTAAATCCGATTAATCGGATGTCTGCACAAGGTAGACACAAACAAAGTTTCACTATTCAACAAAAAACAGGTGAATTTGTACCCACAGTGGGTATGCAAAAAAATAAAGAATTTGGTGTTCCTTCAGAATATAGTTTTAGAGCTAATGTTTCTACAAATAAGTTAATTACAGGTTTAGATAAAATGGTACAAAATCCATATAAAGATCTTGAACCACATTTAATTGTAGAACAAAACGGTCTTTCTCAAGATTGGGTAAAACATCTTGAATATATTGTAAAACAAGACCAAATAAAATTGCAAACTCAGTATGAGATTATAGATAATGTTCCCTATAATCATTATACTAATGAAATAACTGGATCAATGTTTTCTTCAAACTTGAAAGCAAATCTAGAAAAACCAAGAAACTTTTTAGAAAGTTTTAAAATTATTTTATACGATAGACCTAATGAATTTTCTGATGATACACCTAGAGGTAGGTTGTCAATTATGTTAATAAAAAATCATCCTAAGATTGCAGCAAATAAAACTATGGCTAATGCTGCTGTGCATGATTGGTATATTTCAGAAGAGAATGAGGCGGCTATTGAAAAACTTAAAAAGAGAGATATTATAGAAGATGCTGTATGGAAATGGGGTAATCTTAAACAAAAAACTACGCCTTATATTGTATATCAAGTAGCTAGTCTTTTGAAAAATAATGATGGTAATCCTATTGTAAAAGGTAAAATGAATGATATAACAGTTAGAAATCAAATCTCAGATTTTATTAATGATTCTACAACTTATCAATTAGATAATATAGAAAAGTTCAATAAACTTTATAATATGGTTACCAGTGATAAAGAAAGTAGACAAAGATTCGAGTCTATGTATCTTGTTCAGCAAGCTATTAATCTTAATATTATAGGTGTAAGAGATGGTTTTTATGTATGGCATTCTAAATCTTCTCAAGATAATATATATAAGCATACTACTTATGATGCTTTAGTAAGTACTATTCAAAGAGAATTTCTTAATTATAATCCAACTGAAACCGATATTTCTAACTGGTATAAAGATCTTTTAGAAGAAGTTAAAAATAAAGGTGGTTGGGTTGAAAACTAAAAACTATGAATATTCAAAGAATGCATTCCGAAGTAAAACTTCGGTATAATAAACTCAATTCAAATAACAAACCAGATTTACCTAAACAATTTATAGATGATTATTTAAATAATGCTCAAGATGAGTTTATAAGAATTTGTTATGCTGGTAATAACACAAAGAAATTTAAAATAGGTTTTGAAGTAACTCAGCAAAGAATTGATTTATTATCGTCTATTGTAATCCCAGAAGAAACTGTTTCATCTGTTTCGTTATTTAAACCAAATGTGTATAAAATAGAATTAAATGATCTAACACATCCATATAGACATTTAATTAGATTATATGCAAACACTTCTTGTGGAAAGATAGAATGTATTCCTGTTAAACATGAAGATATTGATCCTTATTTAAGAAATGAAAACACAAAACCTTCAGCGATTTGGAGACGTTGTTTATATGTTGTAGCTAGTGATGGCTCAAACAATCCTTGTTTGTATTTATATACAGGAGGAGAATTTACAATAACTAGTGTAACACTTAGTTATATTAAAGAACCTAAAAAAGTATTTTTTGGAGGGTATAACACTTTAGAGTTTATAAATGGTGATGCTACTGCTCCTAGTACAGTAACCCCTGCTATTAATACAGAGTTGCCACAAACTTCTCATGATTTTATAGTAGATATTGCAGTACAACTTATTAGCCGTTCTTTAGAAGATATAAATCAGCTTCAAATAACTGAAGATAAAATTACAAGAACAATTTAATTTAATTATGTCAAAAAGAACAAACAAACTTTCAGTACCAGTTATTGAAGTAGCTACTGGTGATCAGGTGCTTGCTTCCGGTACTCTTACTAGTTCTACTAGTGATTTAAACATTAACAACGGTCAAATTGGAGTATTATCTTGGGACTTTAATGGAACTAAACCATTGGGTACTTTTATAGATTCTACTGACAATGCTACCGATGTAAGTGCTATTAAAATTCTTGTAGGCACTCCTAAATCTTCTGCATCTCATTTAGCTGATTTGTGGGAGGTTGGTGATAAAGCTTACGTAGAAAGCGGTGTTATTAGAGCCGGTCAAATTAGAAGCGTAGCTGTAGAAAAAGCTCGTTTTGCAAAATGGGGTGGTGTAGCCGCGACAAATTTCCCAACTCCAGCTGATGATGTAGAATATAAAGCATATATTAGATTGCTTTCTGTTAGAAAAGATAGAGATTATGGTAAAAATAACGATGTGCTTTCTGTAGTAGTTCCCGCTACTGATTTTACCGGTTTAGCTATTACTAGCCCTAAAGATTATGTTATCAAACAAATGGTTGATAAAATTAATCGTTATAGTGCTATAGTTAATCAAAACGGAAATCAAGCTAAAGGTAATAAAGAAGTTGTAGCAATGGCTGTTAGATCTACTGGATTTACTGCTGGTGCTGCTACAGCTACTGTTAATGCTGGTGCAGTTACTGCAGTTACTGTGGGTACAGCTGGTACAGGTTATGAAGTAGCTCCTACTATTAGTTTTACTGGTGGTGGCGGAAATGGTGCAACAGCTGTAGCTACAATTAACGCTGCTGGTGCTATTACTG